AACCAGATAATAACAACAACAATAAAAAATCAAAATCTACACCAAAAACAAAAAATACAAATAAAATAAAAGATAAAATAGAATCTAAATCTAATACTTATACAAGTAGTGCAAGAGAATCATTTGCACGATATGGAAGATAAATGTCAAAAGAAATTCATCTAGGTAATCAAGCAAAGAGAATCCTAGAAGACGAGATTTTTACTGATGCAGTAAAAAAAATCGAAGAAAGATTAAACCAGGAATGGTTAAACTCTCCTCTTCGAGATACGGAAGCAAGAGAAAAAATATTTCTCATGCGTAAAATGTTAGAAACAATTATCAACGAAATTACTTCTGTCATGGAGACAGGAAAATTGGCGAATAAAAAACTTTCTGACATTCAACAATAATTTTAATTTAAAATTAAGGAGATTACATGGCAGATCAACCTGTAAAGGAATCTGTTGAGCTTAATCAGCAAACAGCAGAAAACGAACTCATCAACCTTTTAAATTCTTCGCAAGAAGAAAAAGCCACAGGGAATGAGAACGAAACACAAGAGGCAAAGGTAGAGCAATCTACTAAAGTTGAAAGTGAAGAGCAGGAATTAACCCCTGACGATTTGGAATTAGTGTCTGAGGACACCACAAAGGAAACTGACGAGCAACTTTATGAAGTCAAAGTCAATGGCGAGACTATTAAAGTTACTTTAGAAGAATTACAAAGTGGTTATGCTAAAGATTCTGATTACCGCCAAAAAACATCTAAACTAAGTGAAGAACGTAAAACCCTAGAGGAAGAACGTCAAAAAATATTAGATGAAATGAACGTGGCTAATCAAAAAAAATCCGAATACGTTAAACGACTTGAAGAAGTTGTTAGCAATTTTGATAAACCTAGTATGTCCGAAACCGATTTGGAAAAACTCTATGAAGAAGACCCAACGGAATATGTAAAGGTACAAGCTAAGTTGACAAAAGAACGTGAACATAAGAATAGATTAAAAGCAGAATTAGAAAGCGAACAACAAGAACAACAACAACAATATCAACAGAAATTACAAACTGTTCTTAAACAAGAACAAGAAAAATTAGTTGAAAAGTTACCTGTTTTTGGCGACCCTAATAAAGCACCAAAAGTTCAAAATGATATTAAGAACTTTTTAATTGAACAAGGATTTACTAATACGGAACTTCAAAATTTAACCGATCACAGGACAGTTTTGGTAGCATACAATGCAATGCAATTAAATAATTTAAAAAAAGCAAAACTAGCAGGAAAGAAAGTTAAACGAGTTCCAAAAGTAGCCACTTCTGGTTCACAGCCAACATCTTCAGAAAGTTCGTCTGCGATTCAAAAAGCAATGGCTTCTCAACAAGACAATCCCAATAAGGGGAATGATAGAAAAACAAAAGATGCTTTTCTTGCTTGGACAGAAGCTCAACAACTTTAGGAGAAAATAAGTATGGCACAGCCAACTAATACCTTTGACACATACGATATGTCAGGCATTAGGGAACAGCTTTCGGACATCATATATAATATTAGTCCAACTGATACCCCAATGTTTTCATCTATGGGAAAAGGAAAAGCTACTAACACTCAGTTTAAGTGGCTTACAGACTCTTTAGCTGCTGCAAGTGCTGCTAACCATCAAGTAGAAGGAGACGACTACACGGCAACGGCACAAACTGCTACTGAAGAACTTCATAACTATACACAAATCTACGCAAAGAACTTTACCATTACAGGTACAGACGATGCTGTTGATGCTGCGGGACGTAGCACTCAATTAGCATATAGCTTAGCAAAAAATTCGAAAGAATTAAAGCGAGACGTAGAAGCAGGTATATGTCAAGCTAACGTAATTCCAACTGCGGGTGGTTCTGCTGCTGCAAGAAAAACAGCAGGATTAGTAACATGGATAAGAGGAAACTCTAGTGTTGGAACAGGTGGAGCAGATGCAGCTCACACAAACGGAGTACCTTCAGGCACAAGAACTGATGGAACTCAAAGAGTGTTTGCTGAATCAATGCTGAAAGAAGTAATCAGAGAATGTTTTGTTGCAGGTGGAAACCCAGACACTATTATGGTGGGTCCATTTAACAAACAAGCAATTTCTGGCTTCACAGGCGGTTCAACTGCAATCAGAGAAGTACCTGCAAAAACTATTGTTGCGGCAGTAGATGTGTACCAATCTGATTTTGGAACTTTAACTGTTAAACCAAACAGGTTCCAAAGAGATAGAGATTGTTGGGTATTGGATTCTGAATATTGGGGTTTCAATGTTCTACGTCCATTCCAAAACACTCAACTAGCAAAAACTGGCGATAACACTCACATGTTATTGTTAATGGAAGGTGGAGTGGTTGCAAGAAACCAAGAATCTTCTGGTATAGTTGCAGATTTAACTACTTCTTAATTTTAGGTTAAGTTAAGAAAATCTAGGGGGCCTTTATAGGCCCCTTATTTATTGAAGAGTTTTAACTCGGAACGATAAGGAGAAAAAAATGAGAACTTTAAACGATTATTTTATTATGGGTGGTAATATGACTGCCATTCAAACAGCAGACAATGCAAGTCCTGTTTGTGTTATTCCTGATGGAGGAAAATTAAAAGAAATTTACATGAATGTGCATACTGTTATTGATGCAAATACTACATTTGACATTATGAAAAATGGTACTGATACAACTGTTGATGCTACTTTAGCAAATGCGACAGCAGATGAAACTGGTGTAGCTTTAGCTATTGGTGGCGAAGTATTACTTGCCGCAGGAGACGCACTTCATATTAAAAGTAATGGCGAACAAACAGCAGCTACTACAGCAGATGTAAGTTACGTTATTAGAAGATAAGGATATATTATGGCACGAACATATCAATACAGACCAATTAAATATACAGTACAAGATCATTCAGGAGCAGGGCAAATAGCAACTGCTATTTCTGCTGATGTGTATTTAGTTCATGTGTCAACAACAGTTGCATGTTATATTAAATTAGAAGGTACTGCTGCAAATAAAGATGGAATGTTATTGAGTGCCAATGATTCAATAACTATGAAAACAAGTCCTTCTGATAGTGTATCTGCATACGCAACTGGAGCAGGACAAATTTCAGTAACAGAACTCTCATCGTAATGTCAAAAAAATTACCTATTTCTAAAGATATAGTTGATACTAATTTTATTGCCGATGAAAGTGAAGGAAAGTTTCATATTGAACGTAAACAAGATGTAACTCCTGTTATTGAAGAAAACAAAATAAAACAAAGTTTAGGGGAGGGTGTCAGCAAGACTAAAGAACTTAATCATGTGGCATCTATTCCCCTAGTTGTAGTAGAACAATTAGCAAAACAAGGAATTATGTCTCCAACAGGAGATATTAAAGACCATGTACGTTTTAAACGATGGTTAAACGATAGAGACAACAGATTATTTAGAGTATGGACAGGAACAGTTTAAATGGCATTAGATACTTATTCAAATTTAAAAACGGAGATTGCAAGTTATCTTAATAGAGACGATTTAACGTCTAATATAGATACGTTTATTGATCTAGCAGAATCACGTCATGCAAAAGATTTACGTTTGCGTGAAATGGCTGTTAATTCTACAGATACTACTGTTTCAGGAACAAAATATATTTCTTTACCGACAGGATTTTTAGAATTTATTGCAATTCAAAATACTTCTGCAAGTCCTCAAACAGAGTTACAATATATGGCTCCAAATGAATTGAATAGAGTGTATGTTGATGCAGGAAAAAGTCTTCCTGTGTATTATACAATTATAGGGGACAAAGTTTATTTTGGTCCAACACCTGATAATACTTACACAATTAACATGTATTACTATAAACGTATAACAGGTTTATCAGACTCTAATACAACTAATGATATTTTAACAAATTATCCTGAATTATATTTGTATGGTTCGTTGTTAGAAGCAACACCATTTATTCAAAATGATGAAAGACTTCCTGTATGGGCTAATCTTTTTAACGAAGCAATACAAAAAGCAAATTTAAGTGATGAGAAAGGAAAACATTCTTCTTCTCCTATGCAAATGACTTCAACACAATTTGCTCCTAAACGAAGAGTTTACCGATGATACCATTTGGCGAGTTACAAGCTGATTTGCCTACGTTTCAGAACACAGGCGCTTTAAAAGCAGATAATGTATTACCTTTGAAAGTAGGGTATAAATCTTTACCTGGTTTTCAAGAATTGAGTACAACAGCTTTAACAGGAAATGCTGTAGGTTTATTTACATCTTTTTCTGGTGGTGGAACAACAAACTATGCGGGAGATGCAACAAAATTGTATCAAATGAATAGTTCACAGGAATTTATTGATAAATCAAAAGCAGGTGGATATTCAAACTCTACTACAGAAAACGAAAGAGATTTTTGGGCTTTTACACAGTTTGGTAAAAATATTATTGCCTCTAATAATGCAAATTATATTCAAAAATTTGAAGAAGGTGTTGATAGTCTTTTTTCAGATTTAGTTTCAGATGTTAAAGCAAAATATTTAGCTGTTATTAGAGATTTTGTTGTTGCAGGTTATACAACAGAATATAATACAGCAAAGACTTTTGACTCTAATACTATTTCAAGTAATCAAATAACGATTACAAGTCATGGTTGGGCGACTGGCGATACAGTTGTTTATGATAGAAATGGTAATACTGCTTTAACCAACTTAACTGATGGTAGCACTTATTATGTTATTTATGTTGCAGCAAACACCATTAAATTAGCAACAACGTCAGCTAATGCCACAGCAGGAACAGCAATTACTTTATCTGCTACTGGTGGAAGTGAAACACATAAATTACAAAAATATACTGTTAATAACCAACGAGTTAAATGGTCAGGATTAAACGATAGTTCTACATGGACACCTTCACAATCAACACAATCTGGTTATCAAGATGTTGTTGGAACACATGGCAATATTCAGGCAATAGTGGGTGGAGAAAGTTTTGGTATAATATTTTTTGAACGTGCTATTTATAGAATGAGTTATGTGGGAACTCCCCTTATCTTTACTTTTGATAAGATTGCAGACAACGTAGGAGCTTTTTCTCCAAGAAGTGTTGTTTCTTTTGGTAATATGATTTTCTTTCTAGCCCAAGATGGATTTTATAAATTAACAGGTGGACAACAATTAACTCCAATAGGAGAAGCAAAAGTAGATAATTTCTTTTTTGATGATCTTTCTTCTAATTTAGATGGTATTTGTTCTGCGGTGGACCCAAACAATAGTATTGTTGCCTGGTCTTATCGTGGTGGTGCAACAGGTTCATCAAGTGGAGAAATAAATAATAAACTTTTAATTTATAATTATTCTGTAGATAGGTGGAGTACAGGTTCAGATTTATCTATACAGTATTTAGCAAGTGCTTCTCAAGAAGCATTTACCTCACTAGAAGATTTAGATAAGTTAGGAAATTTAGATAATTTACCTAAATCATTAGACTCCTATTACTATGGAGAAGGTATAGTTGGTTTGGCAGGTTTTTCTGGCGATAAAAAATTTGGAAAATTTATTGCAACAAGTCTGACAGCCACAGTAGATACAACAGAATTTGAAGGAGCAGAGGGAAGACG